TTACTTCCTATATTACGAGATTCTTCTAAACGTTTTCGCTCTTTTTCAAACTCTGAATAAATTAACCAAGCTTGCACTCCATTACGCTCCAACTTATCCAATAATTCATTCAGACGTCGGATATCGACATCCATATTCATCGTATTATTTTGGACAGGAACCGACATTGCTGATGTCACGGAAGGTTGATTCTTCCCAAGCGATCCACCACTTTCAAAGCCTGCCAAACGTTGTCGCATTAACTGATTCATATCAACAGTCCGAATGGTTCCTTTCTCTTGAGCTTCATCAAGAACATTAATAAAAGGTCGTACTGTCGGATTTTCTAAGGCATCATTACTAGCAACCCACTCTTTGCTCCTTCCAACGGGTCCTTCACCTACAATAACTGTTGGATGATCAATAAATCCACGTCGATCCGGATCCAATACAGCATCAAACCTTTTTCCATCTTGAGCACGAACAATATCGACATAACCACCTGACTCACGTCCCGTAGCAACACGAGCCCCTGTTCCGGATCCAGTCCCGCCAGATCCATCCACAGTCATGGCCATTACCTTTTTTCTCTCAGCATTAGCTGTAGCAATTTGAGCTGCACCGGTAGCAGTTAACATAGCTGCTGCAATCGCACCAGCTATGGGACCGAGCTGAGCGAAAGCCTGCATGATTGAAACCGCTGTGTTTGCGATAATTTCCGAAACCTTAATGGCAAAATTGACATTGGCATATTTTTTCTGAACGGCTAGTTTTTTATTCTCCTTTTCTTTTTCAAGACGAGCCACTTCTTCTGAGTTCTCACCGGCACGCTGTATTTCGGCATCATATTTAGCATCAATATTAGCCAACTCCGCTTCCTGCAGTGCAGATATAGCTCCTGAAAAAAGCTGACTATAATAATCATAGTATGCCTTCAGATGGGCTATTCTTTTATCAAGTATAGCCTGTTGATCCTCCTCTTCATCTAAAAGGCCCGCCTCTCTCTGCTCTTTTAATAAATCCAACTCAATCTCATGTTGTTCTTGCATTGACAACAATCCATACTGCTGGCGTATTTGATTACGTCGGTCTTCAGCTTCCTGCAAAATATTAGTTCGAGCACGTTCAAATGCCTGGTCCAACTCTAATGTGTCCATGTTGGCTTTTTGAGCCATTTCTTTCCGGGCATTGTAGGATGCTTCTAAAACTTTTAGTTGAAGATCAGTGTCTTCCCCGACTGTCGTCAGCTTAAATTCGGCTTTGAAATCCTTAACCAGATTTTGAAGAGTCTTTTGCTGGGCTGCACGAGCCTGAGCCGCAGCCAGGTCCGCCGTCATCACTTCTTCATTGGCCATCGACACAGCTTGAGCCTTTATTGTCCCTGAAGACAATTCGAGCGAAATAATATCTGATTGATAATCCTGATATATTTTAAGGCGAGACTCCGAAGATGTAGTATCAAGGCTTAGCATCAAAGCGTCATACTGTTGCTGCGTAATTTGTTTTTCAGCAAGCCCTTTCTCAAAAACTATCTGCTGAGTTTTATATGATTGAGATTCTAACTTGAGCCTCTTATCCCGATTGTCTTTGAGTACACTAAGCATTTCCTGATCCCGTTTCTGTTGCGTTTCGATCAAGGATGCTTGAGCCGCATTTATTTCCTTGGAAATATCAGCCTGCAATTTCGGATCCGAAGATTTTTTTTGATAATCCTGTAGTAATTTTAAACGTTCCTGGTAAAACTTAGTATCAGCACTAAGACGCTGCAAATTGTAAAACTGCTCAGTCTGGCCGAATTGTATCTGAGTATTTTTTAGAGTGGTTAATTCTGCTTGATGAGCATTCTCTTGTTCTTTCAACTTCAACTCTAACGCGGATTTCGTCTTCTTAGGATCATCAGGAGTTTTTTCTTCTTTGAATTTATGATCATAGATTTCTTGAGCTATTTCAACATACTTATCTGCAGCATCTTTATTTGTTTTAATGTATGCGTCCAATTGCTCTTTTGTCATATTATTGAATTCAGCTCGTTTTTGTATGGCCTGCTTTTGATTTTCGACCTGTTCACGGAGAGACTCTCCAGAAAGTCTTTTTATCGTTTCTTCTGCGCCTTGAATCTTCGCACCACACTCTTGAATTAATTGAACCTTTTCATTTATTTCTTCCTCAGTAAAGGGAAGCAAAAACATATCACCTGTCTTTCGATCCGTCTTATATCTACCACCGGTAGCTAGTTCTTTTTCTAATTTTTGTTTCAGTTTTTTAGCTGATTCTATATCATCCTCCGCTTTCTGAATAGTTTCTGCATGGATATACTTTAATCGGTTCTGTTCTGCCTCAAGGAATTGATGCACTTTCTCAGTATTAATCGCAATTGCGTTTCCATATTCATCGAAAGCAGAAATTGCACCTGGAACAATATTCGCTAAACTACTAATAGTTCTATTCAACTCTTCATGCTCTTCCTTTGACAGGGTCGTCTTAGCTTTCAACTCTTCGTACCTTGAAATTAAAGAAGGAAATTTCGTTTCTAATGATACAACTCTATCAAATTGTTCCTGATAACTTTCATTTAACGGAGTAAATACATCTGACAATTTTTGGGCATTTTTTGACAAGAAAGAAAACAGAGACTTAAATGTCGGCTCCAGGCGAGCTCCTATTTTATTAGCCAAACCATCCAAAACGTCTGACAAATTAGAAGAACGACCTTCCAGTTCCTCCATCTGGATAGCCATACTCCCCTGCACTCCTTTCAAATCACCTAAAGAATATAAGTAATCGGTGATGGCTTTTTCTGAGAATTTAACTTCTGATGTAACACCTTTGAAAGAGAATTTAACCTTGTCATTTTCTTTACTTGCCTTAATACCAAATTCTTTTAACCTTTCGAATTCTCCGGTCATCGCATCCAACACGGCTTCAATATACTGATCTAGAGATTTTCCTTGCGAACTAGCAACATCCCCTATTTTTATCAATTCCTCTCTTGTCGGAATAATACCACGATTCACAAGTTTAATATATCCTTCAGTTAACTCTTGCAACTGATATGGAGTATCTGAAGCTAGTTTTTTCAACATGGTCATAGCAGCGGCAGCCTTCTCTGAGCTCTGGAACGTATTTCGAAGGACTGCTTCATATTTTGCAAACTCTTTCTTGACATTATAAACCGTGACCACCCCATCTTTGAGATAGGCAAAGAATTTTAATGCAAGGAAAGCTTTCACAGCCATCGTTGCTTTTGATATGGATCCGGAGAGAGTATCACCAGTCTGTTGACCATTCGATCGCAATTCGTTCATCCGGGACTTAACTGCCAATAATGATTTCTCTAGCTTATTATACTCTGCCGGCGATGTAGCTTCCGCTGTATGATCCAACTGATATTGCAATTCTTTAGCTTTCTTCCGGAGCTGGGCCATTGTGAGCGAGGTTAGTCCAAGCGTTTTCTCCAGCTCTGTTATTTTTTTCTTATTAAGAACAAGTTTGGTATTATTCTTCTCGACTTCAGCCGACAGGTTTTTATACTCCTGAGAGTCTTTTTTCCCGGCAGCAACGAGATCGGTCATCTTAGCCTTCAAGTCCTTGTTGGTGGACGCTAGCTGCTTATTTTCTTTATCTAATTTACGCGCCGACTGTTGTGCCTCTGTAGAATCAATCGAAAGTATCCACTTTAATTCGTCTTCGGTAAGTTTCTTTTTTGCCATACTGCCTGCTTTTTCCGCGAAAGTAGCAGGCTGTTTTTGGAAGATAAAGGACAACTACTTGCCTGAATCCGCCTCTTGAAGTTGCAGTCCGATCTTCTTCCGAATTTCCTCTGTCAACCCATATCGGAGATCGGGCATAGTTTCATGATAGAGGACACCAAAAATGACACGATTATATAGAGCTAACTTACTACGAGTTTCCATCTGATCTTTGCGATATCGTATATCTAAGAAGCGGAGATATGGGAATATCCGCATATAAAATGTCTGATTAACCCCAACTTCAGAAAAATTGAATGGCCGTCGTGCGAGGAAGTCGGCAAGCTGGCCGGTTCCTCCAGGAAATACTTCACGAACAACCTGCTCTTGAGTATTGTATATTACATTTACATCCCGACTAACAATCTGAGAAATAAACTCCTTTTTTATTAAATCGTCCGTTATCATAACTTTTTCAACAAAGGTAAATGCTCTGGATCCAGATGAAAAGGACATAAAAAAACTGCGAGACCATATCAGCACTCGCAGTTTTCTCTTTTTTATTTTTCAATCAGCAGCCATTTGAATCGGAGTCCAGACGTTCCGCGAGGAGCGCGGAACACGAAGCCGGCTTCGAACATGGCATCATATACATCCTGCGCCGATGCAGCACACGATGGATTTAACTCATTGATCGCATCGGCTACTTCCTTCGTTGACAATTTATGTGTAGCCTTGCTCTCATCATCCGTTACGGCAAAACGCGCCTGGATAGCTTCAATGTAAATACTCAAATCTTTTTTATCACTCATGCCTATTGCCCTCCTTCTCAATTTTAAATTTCAACAAACTCTTAGATAAAGTACGGAGTAACTTTATCAATTGGAGATACTCTGTGCTCTTGGAGCAGATGAGATCATCAATATCCCCTCGCTCCAAAATAAAATCAATAGATCGATCAAGAGTGATCAAGTCTGTTTCAAGATCACAATTCTGTTGCCATTCTCTGATCTGCTCTATCATTTCCGGAGTTAAAACCGCACCATCAATTGTCATACATCCCTCCCTTCCTTTTTCGCTGAACTATAAATAGCACAAGCCGGGATCAACAATAATGGACACAACAAAGATAATGCACACGTTAGCACAAGTGTGTACATTTTGGCCTCATAAATACTTTTGCATGGGGTAATTTCGCCAGGTACAGCGTTAAAGAGCTTTTGGATAGTAGTCCAGGAAAAAAGATTTGATACTTGTACTCGTTTCCTGCTTCCGGTAATGGGTACGGTTAATGAATTTGACTTCATACTTTGATGATGTTTAGCATTTTAGGCAGAAAAAGAACGGCTGCCGTTTCCCGTGTCGCTAAACATCATCAAAGTATCCTCCGAAGAGCCTTTAAATGTCGGGAAAGGCAACCGCCTTAAATCATATGTAAAATCTGCTTTCGATATAAATATCGCTAACAAACCTTATAGGCATAAAAAAAGCCCGCTGTATTTTCGAGCCATTAACCGAGGCTTTACGGTAAGGACAAACCTTAATGATGTTTAGCATTGCAAATATGCGAATAATTCCCGTATCTACAAAATTCTTCAAATCTATTTTTATATACTCTACTATACATCAATAATCTGCTTTGATACGTTCCATTGATGTAATTTTAGTTAACAGAATATCAACTTCAGCACTTTCATCCTTATATAATTCTTTTACAAATGAAACCATATCTGGTATTTCACTCTCCTTTTCTACAATAATGTAAGATATATCTTCAATTTGAAAACCTAATCTATAACGGCTATCCTTCAACCTTTCATTTCTTTCTTGGATTTTAGTTATTTGTTCTCCCCAAATTATTCCTTCCTCAAACTCAATCGGATTTACCACATATCTCCATTCACGCTCTTTATAATAGAAATAATTATCTTCTATTTTTTTCTTTTTTCTGTATAATGGAGCACTTTCGTATTTTAAAAAACCCAGAATCACATTAGCATCATGTATGTAATTCAATCCATAAGCAGCTATCCCAGGAACTTCTTTTACTATATTTTTTGTCGTCTCAAGAATATTCATTAACGCTCTTTGAATTATAGAATCTTTAGTTATATAAATAACTGGACTGAGGTCTTTCGATCTTGCCCAGTCTTTTGTTAAACCTATAGCATACGATCCATACGCAGATATATGCTCTGATATTTGGGAAAAAGGAATATCGCAGAAAGATACTTCTGCAATGTTCATAGATATCTTCTCATCTCCCTTTAATATCATTTCTTCACAACATTTAGGAATAAATCCCTCCCTTAGAATTTTCTTTAAAACATCAATTCCACTCAAATCGTCTGATCCTTTAGTATAATGGATTACAGAATTAGTACAAACAGCCATAATTTACAATAAATATAATTTTTTACATAATACAAACTCTCCTTCTATCGAAAAAAGGCCTCCAACCCGTGGAAGCCCTTCTGTCTTAGAGACTTTGATTGATTGATTTTGATATTTCCGAAATTTTTAGTCCTATATCCTTTAAAGAATCGGCTAAAATCATCAGTTCATTTTCTGTGAAAGTTGCAGGTTTACCATTAACAAGTGTTCCATTGATTCTCTGGTACAGCCAACTTCGATCTTTCTTAAAGTATTCTTGTGCAATATACGATAAAGAAACGACATCTTGTACTTCTGATATCATCTTTTTTATATCTACATCTGGACGTTTCCTCCATTTCTTCATTTGCTGACGCAAATAAACTCCAGCTTCCCGACGCTCTTCAGGTGTTGTAGCCAGCTTTCTCGCTTCTGCAAACAGTTTATCAAACGCCTCAGAACCTTGCTTTGTACGCAGAAGATGCATATTTCTAACCATCTCATCTATTTTATTCTTCAATTCGTCGGTCATTGTTCAGTCATTTTTGGATTCAACAAACTTAAAGAGAACAGAGACTTCTCATTGACGTTTGTAAAAGGCAGTCCCCAAAGGGACCACCTAAAACTTTCACTCTTTTTCCAAGTTATTCGCCAACATCATAACTGTAGAATAAACTTGTTCCAAGAATTCCGATTCTGAAAACCACTCATCTTCAATAAGCTCCTTTTCATTTCGGAAGAGGAATCTCAAATAATCAAGCATTTCCTCCCGGTCATTTAGACCGTCAATCAAATCAAACATCTCTGTCTCTCTAAGACAATGCAAATATAATAACCATTTGCTGATTATACAACTTTCGTAGAAATTATTTTGAAAATATTGTAGCGGTACTAGGTGATGCCTGTATGCAGGTGTTGAATGGATCCATAAAAAAAAAAGATGCTCTCTTTTGACGTAAAGCATCTTTTTCGGTGGAAATCAATAGTTATAAACCTTTAGCTTAGTTTTGCATAATCATATTTTAGCAAATCTTCAAGGAAATGATCTGGACTATCTGTCCGGACAGTTTGTCCAGACATTTGCATAAAGCGATCGGCGAAATTAACCATGTATTCAGCATCGGTACAATCGAAATCGAAACGGCTACTTTCGCGCAATTTCGTAACAAAGTCTGAAGCGCAGGTGGCGGTAATCGTACCGCCATCCTGCAAGGAAAAAATTCTACTTTCCATTAGCTATTTAATTTTTTAGTTCGTAATCTGAAAAAGCTTTTTTGTTCATCGCTTAGGAATGGGATATCATTCAAGACCGTTCCGGAGGCAATGGGTTGTTGTTGAGCAAAGGTAACCAAACCATTCAAAAATAAAACCCAATTGCTAATTTTATCGTAATTGATTGATCCGGCATGCTGGCGGAACTCTATTGTTTTGTGGCGGCTGTAGCTTTGAGGGTTCACTTTAAAATACCGAGTATTTTCAAAAGCTACCTGCTGGAGGTTATCTATACTTTGTGCGTTATTTATTTTTTGTTCTGTTATATTTCTCAGGCTACGGCAATAATTGTTATTCCGGCGTGATTCCGGCATAAACTTATCTATTACCGATTCTATATGTTTGTAAGATACAGCGATGTTTTTCCACGTTTGAAGGCTAAAGTTTGCCGCGTCAAAATGAATATGAAGGCCGCAAGAAGCATTTACTTTTACGCCGCATGCGTCAAGTACCCAGCATACTTTTTTTAATTCTTTCAATCCGTTTTGTCCCTCTAAAACCGGACTCACAAGTTCAAAAGTATTATTGCCGGAAAGGCTTGAGTCGGTGACCAATTTCCAATGATTTCGTGTTGTATGATTGTAATTTTCGGCGGAAACCTGTATGCCTTCTTCTCTTAAGGCGTCTACCAAAACGTCCATCCGGCAATTGTAAGCTTCAATTTCAATTCCGAAGCGACGGTTGAAAGTGTAATCTAATACCGGTAATGCGGTCGGACGTTCCGGCTGATGAGCAAGGTTCATACGAGCGTAAACATTTTGTACGAAACCGTAGTTTCCGTTCGTTACTAGGTCAGCTACCTGTCGGCGTGTGAGGCCAAGCATAAGAAGTTGCTGAATTTTACGAGTCTTAGTCGTTGTCTGTGCTAAAATATTTGCTATTTGCTGTTCCATAACTTATTGATTTCCTTTGTTTTATCATACTGCTAAGGTAACACTATAGTCACGGACACGCAAGTTATAACGAGTTCATTTACAACATATTAGCTTCGTTTATCTTTCAGAATCAAGTCTTTAGCTTACGCTTCCAGATGTTGGTTATACCTGACACTGCGACCGAAATTCAAGAGTTTTACCAAAACAGACAAAATAGAATACCTGCTATCAGGTCAACACTGATTGCAGGCATAACCTAGTACCGCTCCAATAAAAACAAAACAACCACCCTACTCTCTCGAGCAAGGTGGTCCAAGCTAACTTAAATCTAATACCATGAAAAACACACTATTTAATACTAAAGTATTTCTTCTTAATTTTAAATATCCCATAGATGATTCCAAGTACGGCTAGACAAGAAAGTACTCCAATAGCCCAGCCCCCCACATTCATTTTTGTTTGTTGCCATTTTGATAATGCTTTTTCAACGGGATATGGTTCCCGGATAGTATCACATACAGAAACGGTATCATGTATAAAGCGATCCCGATAAATGTACCGGTATAAGTATTCTCTAACCGTATCACCATGTACATAGATATTAGTAGAGTCGTGCATGTAAATAGAGTCGCGTAAATATTTATCCCGGTACTCTATCCGGACGGACTCTACCGGTATATACATCGTCCGCGTACAGGCTACCAGGCAAAAGGTAATACACAGATATAATATCGTTCCAGTCACAAGGCGTCCCATCCAGCTTCCACTTCTGACATGATTGCGGGGACTCCATTCTCAACTAAGCTGATAGCTGCTGCCATCGCACACATGATGGACTTTTCGTCCGGATCCGGAACGAAAGTTGTAGGGACTTGCATTTCCCGGCTTACACGTATGATGTAGCCGGATGTGTTGTTTTCGTGCTCCGGAGCCCACCGGCGGATATAGTCGGCGATGGTGCGGCAACCATGTAACTTGTGGTAATTACGCAGTAATTTCAGTAATGCCCGGTAGCCGGATGCCCGGTCTTTGAACTCTTCAAATGTAAAGTCTTTTTTGCTGGCAGTATCTACTTCGCCCTGCCATTTTACGCTGTTGTTATTGCGGATGTTTCCGGGGTTGTTGTTCCGGAGACCGCGCGGTAATTTTTCTGTACTCATTGATGTTCCTCCTCTAATTTTTTGAATGGGTCGGCGCTGATGGGTGGCTTACGTTGACCACATTCTAATTTTTCGCATTTCCACAGCTTTAAAATAGCATTGTTTGTTGTCAGTCTGTTTGTTATATTCCGAGCCTCTGTTAGATCATCATACAACTTATCAATCAAACGGTTTTGCTTGGATTCCTCCTCTCTGCTTTGTATAAATAGCTCTTTCCATTGTTCACTAACCTTTGCTTCATTTTCCAGTTCGGCCGAGCGACGCTTCTGTGGTAGTAATACGATGGCAGCAACACCGCCACCGCCGATAAATGTCAAAAAAGCCAAGCCTATTGATGTCCAGTCCATACTATGTTTTAATTTTTTCAATACAAAATTGCTCTATTTCTCCCTTTACATAAAGGACAATTACTTACGCTTAACCCCAAACGTATCAAATGCCTCCCGATTAAAGAGCATGGTCCAACCAATACTGGATAGTTCTCTAGCAACAAACGGAGTTAAAGTATGATTGCGAGAGACATCCTTCAACCAGTATCGTTCTCGTTGCTCATTAATCATTCGGTTCCGGATTGTAGTGATATAAGCCAGACAACGATCCGAGATAAGGAGTTGTTCCATCAGGTCGCCAGAGAACTCCTTCAACTTGTAAGCTACCGTAATGGCCAGCCGGGCAGAGTCTGTCATCCGGTTGCTATTATCGGTTCCACATTCTATTTCCCCATAATCGACAAAGAGGTAGCTTCCGGTCAAGTTATTGACACGGCTACTAACAGCATCGAAATTAGGGCCGAATATGTAGTTTCCGATTTCCGGGACGATCGCTTCGTCCGGTAATGCGAGTGTAGCGGCATGCAATTCATCATATCCTGGGATATAACTTCGCCCTTTATTAAACAAGGAGCCAAAAGCATCGTGCGACGGAAACCTGGCGAAATAGAGAAACAGTTCGATTAATAAAGATGTGTTCATATTATTTGTTTGATTGTTTTGATGGATAATCCGGTTTTATCTGATATCTCGACCAAATCGATGCCGGCCTCGTTCATCGCCGTAACACTTTCGATCAGCTTCTTACGTAGGATTGTCAAGTATTTGATGACAGGCATTTGTTCGATGACGTCCACATTCCCCAAGCCATCCGCCGAAAGGTTGTACAGACTCTCAGCCATGCCAATCGAAATGGCTGGCTTATGTTCTTTCGGTTTTCGCATATACAAAATATTGAAAGGAGTCCGAGTAAAAAGGTAATTGGAGAACGCCTGAAAGTTCAGACAAATACCTTGGAGCAAAACCGGATCCAGAGAAGCAAAGCCTTTAGCTAGTGAATGAGCCGCTTCAGAAGTATAAGTTCCTGGACAATACAAGATGGCAGCCATTATCGGAAGTTTCTCTATCGGACAACCAATTAAGTCATAGGCCTCAATAAACTGGATGGTGGAGAGAGAACAGGTTAATGTATCGAAACCTGTCTGTATCATGTAGGACTTATAGACTTGTCCGTTAACAGAGATTACAGGTACTAATTGTGCCAGGAAACAGTTATTGATATGCTGCGGATCCTTAAAAATAAAATCTATCTGTTCGGAAAGGAGATACATATTTTCATTGGCTGAAGTACCTTTTATTTTTTTCGGATTCAAATTCAAAGCCTTGCATATATAAGCTATGTGCAGCGAACGATAGGATATCTGCCCGGCCGTATATTGCTGCAGTAATTCACAGACCGACAAATACAAATCTGGAGTAAGCAATTCCCAGCGATTTGGAATACTATATTCTCCAAAATGAGTTTCAAAAACGATTGCTGGAGCATTCATGACATTAGGAATATTTTATCGCTTTCGCGGTTATAAGATGTTGTGGAGTCAATACTTCCAGACTCAGGTTCAGTCAAGGCTAGATCTATTGCTTTAATTGTTTCCATTGCCTGAGATTGCAGAGTGGCAGCCAAACCTAATTGACCGTTTCTTTCATCCGTTCCATTTCTTGACGACTTCTGCTCGTCGAACAAACTGCGGATGGTGGCCGGAAACTCAATGATATCGAAGCGGCATAAAGCTACCGATATAACCAGCATGGCCAATGCCCGCTTTAGTTTTACTTCGAACTCTGCTTTCCGGTCTTCTATGCTAGTAAAATAGCCACCAATCGTATCGTCGAGCACCTCACGCTGTATTGCGATCGTACGAAAGAAAAATAGGTAGGACATATCTATTCCGTACAAGCTGTTAAACTCAGCAGTAGTCTTTATCCGCAGTCTGTCCATATACTGGAAGTCTGTTGTTTTACGCCAGGCTTCTTGATAGGCCTCATTGGTATCTAGTTCGTTAATAAGGGAATCCATCGCATTAAAATAATTGTCGATATATTGTCGACGCATATTTTCCAATTCGTACTTATACACGTCAGCACCGCCAGACATCCGCTTGGCAATGGTGGAAAAGATGACGGCTTTGTGCATAGTCAAGTTACCAAAGGCCAGTTTTAGATGATGCCAAGCTTCAGACTCCTTGTCCTCTATAATGGACTTCCAGATAGAAGGTGTGATGATTCCTTGTATCTGCTTTCGTGCGCTGATAGCAGAGGGATTGATTTCTTCCAGCTCAATATCGCTGCCCACATAAGGCACATACTCTCGTAAGTCGGTGATATGATCAAACAATTCGGTTAATACATTATAACTCATGGTTGTTGTTTATTTAGTCTGTCATTGGGTGAAACTTCTTCCTGACGTGCTGGTACCTCCCGGTAAAAACCGATCCGGTAGCCTTGTTTATAGAGATTCGGAAAGTTGACCTGCAGGACAAGGTTGAACGGTTCGCAGCACTTCTCATCGTCCGGTGTGAGCGTTTGCAGATAAAGTAAGTAGTTGTAATACACATCAGCTCCAGATTTGGATATCACCCCGTCTTTACTCACGCTTGAGATGGATGAGTCCAGACCTACGGCACCCAGTAGAACCTCGTCTACCCGCTTGTCGTATTCGATCAGGGAGGAAATGTATTCTTTGTATTTCAGATCAATCGTTTCTATTTTCCACCGTTCTTCCTCGTTACCTTGACCACCTCTGAAGGAGAAAGTGGAAAAAGCCTTTCCCTGGTTCTTCTTTCCGGACAAATACGCAGACAATCGACGTAATTCTTCCTGTGTGTAGAGAACGATCAATGATTCCCGGTATTCCGTACCGATCTCGATATCGTTGTATTTGATCAACTCCTTACCATCTTTCTTACGAAGTTTATTCTCTTCACACAGAGCCTTGATTTGTTTACGCTTAGACTCAACCCAGGCATTTGGAATAATAACATGAATTTTAGCAGCCAAGCTATTGTTCAGGAATGAGTCGATAAATTCAGGGAGCTCATTCGATGTTTTGATGTGGGTTTTCACCCCTTCGTGCGTTTCATTCTCACCATAATGATTTCCTACGGAACTTTCCCGATGATGAGATATCGCCGCAAATTGGTAGTTCCCGACTTCGCTAATCCGGAACAACGGATATACTTTGTATTTGGCCGCTCCATAGTTCCAGTTTCCCATAACGACAAATCTAAAATCGTTGTACAGGACGATATCTTCAGCCACATCTTGCTTGAGAGTCGCCAGGCGGCAATGTTTATTTTCCACAAGTTCCAGTCCCGCCACCGGCATACGACCAATCGCTTTACCCTTGGACATACGCCATTTCACAAAATAGTCCCGAAAAAAATAATACCGTTTGATGATGGCCAAACCAAAATCTTTATAAGACATTTCCATGCCGTTTGTCAACCAACTATCCAGCCAGTCCTGAATAGCCGTAACATCGGTCCATTCCCTTACGATCTTATTGTCTTGTAGCTTTTCCTTATATATGCGTGGTCCTTTGCCATACAACATATTGACCTGCTTACTGATTAAGCGAGGCAGCAGTCTATTGTTTTTAATATCAACTTCAATGCGTTCGCACTTGCGGTTATCGGTCCCACGAGAATACACGTTATAGCCATCCACATTAAGCCATCGGTACTGTATATTCCTATTGTAACCTGTAATGGGCATAGTGTCTTGCTCCATCTCCCGCACTAGGCTGCTACCGGGATTGGTACCCACTTGAAAGGTGATTACATTGTTGTCGTCCAGGTAACAACCTAGGTTACCCCACATATCCAGCTTATTCATAGCCAATCTATCTTATGTAGTTTAAATCCATCCTGAGGAAAGCCCATATACCGGATCAATATGCGATAACATGATTTAGGTTTACCATCTGCATCAACAAAGAGGAACAGGTTATCGCTATCTACCTGAAAACGTTCCTGCGGTAACTGTGCTCTATACTTACATCCTGTTTTGGTAACAAGTTTCGCAGAAGCTTGCCCCCTTGCTCTTGAGTAAGGATAGAAGGCGATAGTAAAGCATCCATCCGGTAGCTTCGATATCTCCCGCGCCCATTGCAATGCGTGCATTCCTGTTATCGTTTCCATGCCCAAATGTATGTGGCTGCGACGGGGAGGGAAAGGACACGACAGGACCGCTGTCATATTTCCCGGAATCGCCGACCAAGTGCAACTCAAGGCGACTACTCAGCGTGGCGTGATAAATACTACCTTTTGTCAAAAGTCTATTTTATTTTTGAAGTTGTACAATATCTGATTTACAGATTTATAGATATGTTTTCAATGTCAAAGCATACAATTATTATAGGGTGAAACAACTGTTATTATATCTTCCAGTAATATTTATAGCATCATATTGTCGGGCAAATCATCCGGCATTGTACTATATTCGCTTGGCATTCGTTCATAATAAAGACCATGAAGCAGGTAAATAAGTGCCGACGGAAGCTGTGTTGTTAGTCCGGCCTGGTACTTGATTGGCACTTTCTTCTCGCTTGTTTTATCCAACTCGATACGACCGTCGGTTTTCTTGCGAGGCGATAGCATAATCGAACTGCATAAGTTCGGACACTCGTTTTCGTCTACCAGCACGCGCGGGAATGAATTGGATTGCTCACCGAAAATAAGCAGTAACAGTTTAAACTGCATCCAGTAGTAAATTGTGCTCTGCCCTTCATTCATTAATTCAACAGAGAAACCGTAACTTTCTAGTTCTCTTTTCAGTAGGCGGGCGTCGGTCGTTATCTGCTCATAATCTTCTTTCTTTTTGTTACCGGCGCGGTCGTAGTACAGACGGATGCGTTTGTTTTTGGCATCTGAGCCAAAGAACTCATGGATGGCGGCTGCAAGTTCCGGTTGTTGAGCAGGATAGTAGCAGGTGAACTCTTTTAGGATACGAAGTTCTGTACCCTGCTTTCGTTCCTGGGCGGCTACCACACTGGAGAAGTGCCCAGGGTCATAACCGAGCAGGATTTCTTCGCGCGGATCGTAGTACTTCAAGTAGAAAGCGGTCAAGCGAAAGTGTTCTTTCAAATCCAGGCGCATGATACTGGCATATTTGTAGCTGTCAGTAAACTGGTGTCGGCGGGGAACGTAGTTGGCAAAGAAACGGTCTACCACAGCTTTTTTGCGGATAGCGCAGATGGCAGTAAGGAATTCATCAATATCAAGGCTATCCAGCTGAGTTTTGAAAAATTTAGGACCTAAGATATCTTTGTTCACAAAGGAGCTGGCGCGGATATAATATGTTGCATACCGGCGCATATCGGCCAAGCGAGGTTTCCAAAGCGCGATGGTTCGTTTTTGTTTTTCGATATCCAGACGCAGCTTTTCCAGTAATACAGGGTTCTTTTCTTCTCGGGAGAGGGCATCGGCGCGGTACATGACAGCCAGTGCTTGGTTGATGTGGAGCGATACGGTAACGATCTCTTCGATAAGATCCAGATTCACGTTGTGTTCGTATTCCTCGAACCAGTTATCTTCACCTAGATCTACGCGGGCGGTATCGGATACGCCGGTAATGCCTTGGTAGTATTGGCTAGCACGTATCTCAGCACTGGATCCACGAAGGGAAGGAAACAGGCGGCTTTTCAGCTTCTCACCTTTCTGGTGTTTCATTTCTTCAATAAAAGCGTGAACACCCGAACGTCCGGCAACAGATTCTGGCTGGTCGCTAGATACAAGCTGCAGATGGAAACCGTTACGGAACAGTATGCTGTGTTTCGGGAAAGCGATCGGGTAACGCGGACGCCGGAAATGGGCAGGAATTTTACTTTCTCCTACAATGTAATCTATGCCATATTCCAACATGGTACGCCGGCCTCCCATGATGGGGCGGCTGAAATAGGCCTGTATATTCGGCCAGATGTTGGTGAACAAGGCGGTATAGGTTTTGTGTACTAGAAAGGCGAGTTCACCGGGCATTTCGTTAGCAACTTTGATAATGCGTGGACCGAATACACCTTCTGTCTTTCCGCCGGCACGGGCTACCTCAGTTATTTGTATGTTGGCATCTACTACATTGGCGCGAATCTGCATCAGATTCATGTAATAGTCTTCAAAGCGATTGGTTTGAAAAGCGTTATTCTCCATCTTCAGGTATCTCCTCTATTATTTCAGCATCTACAATATTAGCATCGCGCAGGAGCCGTTGTTTTTCTTCTTTTTCTACAGGTAGACTGTCTATCAAATTGATGTAGAAACCGTTATTGTTCTTTTGCGCGATCTCTTTTAAGTTACGTTTGGTAAAACCGAGCAATTCGGCAGTTACTTCGTTGGAAATAAGGAACACTGGAGCCCACGCGTTTTCTTTATCGGCGGCTTCGGAAGCACGCAAACGACATTCATGGGCAGCATCCAAACATGACTTAGCTGTTTTATATTCATCTGCAGCGATAGCAAGCTTCGCAAGATCCTCATATTTATTTGCATAGTCGGTTTCCCAGACTTTAGTGGCAACATTGTTGTCCACGTTGAAATAAGATATTGCCGAATAAAATCGGGCTTTACATGTTCTGATATCGACATCCTTTTCCTGCAAAGCCATAATACGAGTACGAAGTAAACGAGCTGCTCTTGATATATTTCGCTCATACTCGTAAATTTCAGCGGCCCATTGCATTTGCTTAAGAAACAACTGAATTTCTTCTGGGATTCCCTTGCAATCTCCTGTTTGCAAAAAATGATGAACGATATCAGGATGAAGCTTCTCTATGGTTTCAAGGTAATTCATATACCAAACAATTGTTTTTTCAAATCCTTAATTCGCCTTTCTTTGGAACGCTCTGCTAATGCTGAAATTGAGTCAACATCTCCTTTTTCTGCCTGTTTGGCTAGCTCAGCATCAATATTCCATGATCCTATTGCTAACCCATTCTGATAGGCCATGTAATACGGATCGTCCGGTATGGCCAAACGAACAATCAAATTCGTTTTTTCTTTGCCAGTAAGATTCAATAAGGCCGCAATGCGCTCCGGGCTGTACCCAAGCGCACCAAAAGACCTTATTTGAGCGGTGTAATCATTCATTATTCAGCAATTTTGCAGTCAATTCAACAGACAATGTTTCGCCATCACGTACAAGCTGCACCGGCTGATTCTTGAACAATGTTTTAAATCGGTGTACCGTAGCGTCTGCATATCGGGGATCAATCTCCATTGCGTAACAAATCCTGTCTACTTGCTGACAGGCCATGATAGTTGATCCGGAACCACTGAAGAAGTCAATAACAATTGCTCCCGGCACACTACTATTTCCGACCGGATAAGCCATGAGCGCAATCGGTTTCATTGTTGGATGAACCGCATTACGTAGCGGTTTATCAAAGTTCCAGATCGTAGTTTGTTTTCTGTCAGAGTTCCAGGTATGAGCAGCACCAGGTTTCCAACCATATAATACTGGTTCATGTTGCCATTGATAGTCCTGCCGGCCTAGGCAGATTGAGTTTTTTGCCCAAATACAACATTGAGCAAACTTAAAACCGGCTTGTTTAAATGCAACTCTAAAATTCCCCCCTTCACTATCAGCATGAAATACATATATTCCGGCTCCAGGTTTCATTACCTGAAACATATAGCTAAAAACCTGACGAAGGAAAACAAGGAAAGTGTCGTTCTCCATTGAATCATTATCAATCGTGAGTTGTTCGGCTGTGTCACCTTGATATGAAACGTTGTACGGTGGATCTGTTACACAGAGGTCTGCCAACTGACCATTCATGAGTTCGGAAACAGCTTTCTTTTCACGACAATCTCCGCACATTAAGCGATGTTTACCTAATAGCCAAATATCTCCCGGTCGTGTCAAATAGGTTTCTCCAGAAGGAACTTTTAGTTCTTCTTCATCTTCACGTATCTCTTCTGAAGTATCCTCGCCGAACAATGGTTGTTTTGCCATTCCAAGATCAAGCGTTTTCGCTTCAAACGGTAGATTGAATCGTTCCAGAGTCTCCGAATCGATATCATACTTCTTAAACAATAGAGTATCTGGATTCTTTTGGGCGAATTCTGAGTTATAAGCTGCTATTTCCTCGACTGCTTCTTTCTTATTTTCTGCATAAATTGGCTCATAAGGTATCTCTGGTATCGCAAAGCCGGATTTTCGTAAAGCGATCAATGCCTTGCGACGCTGGTGAGCATCAATAATCCAGAGTTTACCGGATGGATCTCGCCAGGCTTTGAATGCATATTTGAATCCTCGGGTAATAATAAGCATCTGAAGTTTGGCTAATTTATCCGGATCCGAAATTTTGAAATCTTCCTGCAATTCACAAAACGAATCGAGAGGAGCTGTTGGCAAATTGCCTAAATTATGAATAGTTATTTCTTTCATCTTCTTTTAATATTGTTTCAAATAATACTTTTCTTTCCTGATGTTTAATCAGGTTTTTCTTGTCACTCTCACGCTGATCAACCCGAGAGTCATTATTCAGATAAGATTTATACCGTTTAATATTCTGCTGACAATTAGCATATTTTGAAAGGAAATCAGCAGGATCCCGACGGCGGAGTTCTTCTAACTGAAAACGTTCCGAGTAATGAACCAACAACGGGTGCTTATTCCTCCACTTGCCAGTATCATTAAAAGACTGAAGTTCTTCAAAACACTGAAGGTTCCGGATCCGCGTCTCGGCCATCTTCTCCACCTTGACATTGGTAGGATTTTCGTCGAGTTCAGTATCAAGAACCTTCATTTCGCGCCAAGTATTAACGCGATCGTTGTATATTAGCGTTGCGATCTGGACGTTTTTGTCGAAGATGTTTTTCCAGAAGATTTGCGGGTACTCGTCTTCTTTTTGGAGTTTTCCTGATCCGACTTCGGATCCGGTTCGCTTTTTTTTTCAGCGTTCAGCTCCGCTTTGGTATCTTCCAGTTCTGCTTGAGTATCCTCCAAATCCTCTTGAGTATTTTCCAATTCAGATTGAGTATAGCCTAGTTCTTCCCTGGTTTCCTCGAGTTGTTGTACTACATCAACTTCGTTGGCATTTCCGTCTTGATTATTTTCTCCGGGACACTCCTGAATATCACCTTCGGGTTGCTTCGGAGTGTCTGGTTCTTTGGAACCGGTATCATCCGGTTGTTTTTCGTTGTTCTCATTTTTCGGATCTTTTTCCGGTTGATTTTCACTTTCAGAAGCACGACGGTTCAAACGGATCTTCTCTGCCGTCGTTTGGTCTAACAGGGTGTACAGAATCCTTTCTGCAGAACGGACAACATTAACGATTGGAGAACGAAGCAGATCGTTCTGTGGCGATACTTCGCGAAGTAAACGAAGGTCGGCATCAGCATATTCCGGGTTATGAAGCTCCCGGAGGAGCTTCATTTTTTCTTTTACACTATACATAGTCTATGCTGTTTGTACACGTGAACCTTGAATTTCTACTAAAGTAGTGGAATCTAGCACTCTGAAGGATATTCGTGATCCTGCTTTAGCCGTCCAAGTAGCTCCATCCTCCAGTATGTAGGAAGTATTGTCGGCCACTGTTGCAGGTTTATCCGATCCAGTACCAACAAGCGTTATAGTCCGCCCCTTATCCGTTGAAGTCAAACCTGTGACAGAAGTGATTGCATACGTTGCAGAAGAGCCGTCTGGAATTCTATATGTATTTACTCCCGGTAAAACATTCAGAGCTGTTGCGTCTGCCATATGCGAAACCGCCTCCTTTACAATTATATCACCGACATATTTATGATACTGCTTGATAGACTTGTTTTCAAAAGTGAATGTGACAGAGCGATTTTCTTTATCATTTTTCAAATTGTAGGATTTCAATACCATCGGTTTACAGGGATTCCCCAGGATAAATCTATTATTCGATTCGCACTCCTGAAAAATGAGAATAAACTTACATCCAGCTTTTTCTTCAATGAAGTTGAGTAATTGATCGCGCACACCACCCATGATAATAGTAAAGGTGTTCGTGCTCGAAATTGTAAGATCTCCTTTTTCCCCGGAGCTGGTGTATGTCGGGATATCGTGGGCCTCGAAGTAATGCATATACTCTCCGTCGAGCATAGGGAGCGACGAAACCTCCCGGTTCGCGTTTGGGATTGGAAACTGTCGTGCACTGTCTAACTGTTTAGTTTCTACCAACCAGACTTTATAGGCGATGGATTCACCTGCCACTTCTTTATCGGCAACATCGTCAATACTCCCAATGGCCATCATACTAGCCATTGTTGTTCCAACTACAATCTCAGTTGATACTTTGGAATCTTCATGAGAAGTTACTGCGGCAAACGTCGATATCGAAGCAACAAGTAACATCAAACAAAGGAAAAACTTAATTTGCAATGCTCTACGCGCCTTAAAAGCTCGTTTCTGAGCAGATAAATATGAAAGAACTTGTTTTTTCTGCATGATCGTAATTTTAATTTGAAAAACAAAGCCGGACCGTAGTCCGGACTCTTGTTAAGAATATGAACAAAAAGATTAGCGAGCTCCTGGTATGTTAGGTTGAAGTTCTTTATTGATTATTCGAATGCCACCCACACAACGTTCCAATTCGATAAACGTACCGGAGCTATTCAAAGTGACCATTATATAATCACCGACCTTCGTCGGAGAATAAGCAGAAGTAATAGTCGCAAACTTGTCACTTTGAGCAATAGTTGTTGCATTAGTAATATCACCACATTCAATCAAATAGACAACACCTTTCTTCGCTCCAATAATATCAGTCAACGCTTTGGCCTCTGTGTTAGCTGATGTACAGAACCAGAACTGAGTTCCACAAGTAATTGTCGTAGCATCAGGAGCAAGAACGCTTGAAGGCTTGTTACAGAATAAGCGTTGTAAACTGTAACCATTGGCAACCAGTTCATCATAGCTAGAGAAATGACGTCCGATAAAGCTAGCTGTAAAACCTTCTTTCCAAGTGGACCATGCCATTACCATTTCCATGAATTCCTGCAATTTAAAAGCCAGCATTTCACCTGGTACAAATTCCAAACACTGGAGGTTACCCGGTTCCTGCAGATGGATCAACTTACTCTGTCCCATATTTGGCACCCATTTAATTGGAATACCCATATCCGGAACCACATTCACATAACTCATCGGGCCGGAGAAATCGATGTCCTTACCGTATTTTGTTCGACAATTTGCGATCCACCAGTCGCGATGATTTTTATTCAGGTAGATAGCAAAGCCTTCAAGGTCGATATCCTCGTCCAAGGTTGCTTTCACGTCTTTTACAAACTCGATAACGGCATCCAGAAAGGTAGTTTCCGTATAGTCGTTATAGGTCGTATCGGAATGGGGAAGCAGGGTGTTTTCGTGCATGTAGCGAACGAGGGTATAAATCAGACCGGTGGAAGAGTTCAGGTAGCTACCTGGTTTACCAGCTTCAGGCTTCACATAGCAACCACGAATACGACGGCGGTTCTGTTCGCTGACCATCTGAGTGTAGATCTGTAACAATTGCCATTCGATCATACCCCACTTAATAGGATCAGAACCGTCGGTATTCAAATAACCGATATACTTACGTTCTATCTCTTTGAGCGGACCAAACTTTACCTTTGCCATTGCATCATCCACATAACCCATTTCTGGTTGCAGATCCATGCTGCCTTTCCAGACTTCTCCTATTTGATAAGCCTGAGAAATTTCGGTAAAGAAAGCATTAGTCATCAGTTCTCGATCCTGTACACCATAACGACGCGGATAGAGATCATACACATTCTGCAGGACGATGATACGTGCGATCAAAGCATCCTGGCGGAGAACAACATACTGGTCACCCAAACCAGCATCCGTCAGTTCAGAAAAATCATTAGTGAAACCGGATGTCAATTTTTCCGGGATCAGCAAATTGTTCTTCTTTAGAAAAGCATAACGTGTAGCCAGGGACTTTCCATAGTTGCGTACTTCGTTACGGAAAGATACTCCATCCGAATCTTCATCGGCTACATGCAAGGTTGCATAGTCCGGATTATTTGCAATAATGTTCCATCGCTTCTTCATGTCGAACAGAGAATGTTCAATGCCGAACAGATGAGTTGCGGTTGTTCCTGGACCAAACACTGTGAGTTGTTTTTTGATTACGGTTTGTGGATTGTCATTGGTTGCCTGAGCTGTCACCGCTGCTAAAGAACGGCGAAGTTCAGTATTCTCCTGATTAGAAGTATTCAAAGCAGAAACCAACGACTGTACGCTATCTACAAGTGATTGCGGTTGATTGTTGTTTCCGTTCTGATTATCTCCTTGAGTATTATCATCAGCCGCACCACTAGCATCAGAGTGCTGAGTGTCTGCAGTATTGATAATATTGAGAGCTGCTTCACGTTCGGCTGCAAGTTCTTCGGCTGATTGTGCAGCTTGCATAGCTTCAGACATAGACATACCATGCTTCTCCTTAAAAGATGCCTCGATCGAGTTCCATTCCTCATTCGTCAGCGTATTGGACTTAGCTTTATCAACTAATCCTAGAGCTGTGAGAATTGATAAAAACATTTCTTTGAAATTCATACTTATATATTATTAAATTAATGATAGAACTCTATTTCGTTGTTGGTTCCGGGCTTTATGCCATTTTTCTCCAAATTCGTAAGCTTCTGCCAGAGCTTCATTAAATGTGATTATTCCATCAATAAGGCCTACTTCGATAGCGTGTGTTGCATCGAAAGTTTCGCCACGTAAAGCTGGATGGTCAAGATCAAGAGATGCAAGTTGGTGTCTGGAGATGCGAACTTCTTCTCTGAACTGTTCCGCGAGAGGTTCCAGTTCTTCATCTATATATTGTTGTGGCTTACCGCCTTTCAAATCGTTATATTTTTTGTTTTTCAGATCAGAAATACGGGCATACTCTTCGATCTTTCTGAATCCCATTGCTTCGAAATAAGGATCGATATCCCAGAACCCAATCATAGAACCTATACAGCCAATAATATCATTTTGAGTAAGTGTCTTCATTACGGATCCATGACAACCAATATAATAGGCAGCGGATCCACAAACTTTCTCAACAAAACTGTAGATGGGTTTGGAGAGGGAACGCATGGTTTCCGATAAGCGATCAAGATACCAGGCTTCTCCCCCTCCAGAACTTATATGTAGAAAATGACATGTAATATTTGGATTTTCTTCAGCCAGGATCAAATCTTGTTCAAGCTGTTTGCTAGAAAAATACCACCAACTATCTGCTGTGATTAATCCTTTAATGCGATGATAGGCCAATGTACCAGGCTCAATTTCATTAGAAGTAAAATCGATCGTAATAGGAATTGATGAACTAGAAGTGATTGGCTGTATTTCTTTCGCAATACATTCCTTGTATGTCTTAGGTTCATCTGAAGAAGTTGTAACAGACTGATTACCGATAGGGAAATAGGCAAGTAAAGCAGCTATATACTCATCATGAGTAATGAGTAGGCGGGCTTGTGGAGAAGTTAGAAGTTGGATTACATACGCTTTTTTGTTCATACCTGCTTATTTTCCCACGAAGTAAGACAGATAAGCAGGTGTAGAAAAGGACTTTTATAGAGGGCTTTGAATCATTTTACTCTTAATATGAAGCGTATCTTTATTCAAATGAGTAGTAATTGAAACCAATGCCGGCCATTCCATAGAACCTATAAAAACAGGTTCATGTCCTGGATATGTTTCCAACTGTAAAATAGAAGATCGCTGTATTTTATATGTAGAAGCTATGGAAGAACCTACTTTGTCGATAGTGATATCTTCTTCTATATTATACAACAGACCCGCTTCCGATGTTTCAGATTTTGGAGTAACCGTAAAATCATCTACCTGCAAAATAATAGAAGATCGTCCAGGCTTCATAGTCATAATATTTTCCCGGAATGATTGCACATCCTGCAAAAGAAATAACCGGATAGTATTACAAAACTCTTTCATTCTCATATTGTATTTACCTAATATTCAAACACTTCGCCATTTTCAGACGTTTTCACTGCAAAAATCGGACAAATCAATACACTTCGTCGGTAAAAAAAACATGTACATTTAACAACATTTCACTGTTTAGCGTATTGTCTTCGTCTAGATTTCTTTCTGACCTTATCCCGCCAACGATAATAATTTTTTAACAGGGCATCTTCCGATATCGATTGTATTCCATATTTACGCATAAAATAAGCAACTGTCTCAATGTATTGTATTCCATATAGGTGTTTATTCTCATCCAACAAATCATGCAGTTCAGCCCAAAACGATGTCTCTATTTTTTGAGAAATAATACGGCAGGAACGAATACCCAGATAATTATATGTTTCAGGAGTCTTTCCCAGCTTCCTTTCAGGAATCACCAATTCAACATTCCCATTATCAGGAGGGCATACAGCCGGGCGCCTTTCCAACAAATCATAAATAACATGATAAATATCTTCTTTAGAAGGGAATGAAACAGGCCCAATCATACAATCATTATATTTCCCGTAAATATATTCGGCCAAATGCTCTTTAATTTCAATTCTTGTTGTTACCATATCTTTTTTGATTATCAGACAAATATACTAAATATAGCATACATAAACAAGCAAAATGATAGCTTAACTGAACAGAAACACATATTTTACGCCATATCAATAACAAAATGATAATCTTTTTTGAAAACCCATATATCTTCATTTCACGCTTTATGATGAACTGAGAAAAAAAAATCACAAACGGAACATTTATCACAATACATGTATTTATCAGGGTTTCGAGATGTGACAATCTTAAATGGAAAAGTCACAAAGAAAAAAAGTCACACCAATAATATGTGACAATTGTTCCTTTTGTTCCTTTTTTGAAAAGAATGTCACACAAACAACATGCTAAAAATCAAACACATCGCCCTATTTGTGACATTTGTGACTTTTTTTTTGAAAAAATTGAAAATGCTATTTTATAAAAAACGACGAACGAAAAATGACTCTGACAAAATGATACAAAAAAAGCCGGGATAATAACACCGGCATTTATCTTGGAACAATTGGAACAATTGGAACTTCTAATCCTCTCTTATTCGGAGAAGGAATCTTTTTTATCCGACATTTTCCTGGAATAAAAAATCACTAAAGGCATTAATAATAAATAAAGGCTTGCTAATATGACTAGAAGGCCCAAAAAGCAATCAAACCAAGAAATCTGATCCAGATCACAATTCTCTTTCAAAAGCGATCCAAATATTAGCTTCATTAATTCTCCGGGAATGTTTATCAATGCCATCAGATAAATGTTTAGGTTGGCAAAAATAAACATATATTCTCTTTTTGCTAACGCATACGATAGCATTAACATAAAATAAGGTTGCGTTATTTGTTGTACAATATGCTGACAGAAAAAGATAAAATATTGATCGGACGTATCGTGCAACGCATCAAAAAGTTGCGCGATCAGAACAATGTGAGCCAGCGTGAACTCTATTTCAACACAAACGTTTCCATCGGCCGGATCGAGCAAGGAAAAGAAAATATAAAACTAACTACACTTTTAACCATTTGCCGTTATTTCAATATTACACTCTCGGACTTTCTAAAAGATATAGAAAATGAACTGTGATCCTTTTCCGGATCCTATTGAAGCTAATATAAAAAAGGCGGTAAATATTTAATCCACCGCCCTCTTATACAAGATATCTGATTAATTTTCTTGTTTTTTTATATCATCTAGCATTTGCTTAAATGCACTAGTTGTCATTTCGCTGCCTTTTTTCAACCCATCAGCATAACCTTTAGTATACTCACCAATATTAAAGAGGAGAAATCCCACCACAATCAAAACTAAACCAATTGAACGATGCCAATAGGGTAGTGATATACTAAACGGCTTAACGCTGATTGATATATGCCCTATGAACAACGAACATAAAACTATAAGTGTCGAGAATATTATTAGATGTTTCATTTCTTCTATTTTATTATTATCCAAATTTGTTTTTGAACATTAATATAAAGTATTATCAACTTCCGGTGTTTGTAGTGCCTTTAGTTGTTGATCTACCAAATGTTTAATATCCCACACACTTACCGGTTGAATCTGCAAATTATCAGCCATTTCTCGAGCAACATCTTCTGAAATTGGATTTATCGCATATATGGCTCCAGCCGATAGGAAACGAGTGAAACCTGGTGAATTCTTCGTTGCCGGTACGTCAACTCGCAACATATTTGCTCCGGCGATATTCTGTTCGGTACATTTCCCAACAATCCGTGAATGACCAAATAATTCAACCAAGCACCACAAATCGAATTTCCCATTTACTTCAGAGATGCCAAATTCTAATTTTCCAGTCGTAGCATCAGACTCTTCTGCTACAATATAACCTTTCCCTTCCATTGTCATTTACGGTTGACCTATACACCATAAGGTTCTTATATTTTCTTAATTAAATTTCTTTGCAAGTGCTTCAGTATTCACCATCAAAATCTCCATGATGCAAATTATATCCAGCTAATACCGCCTTTATTAATTCTTCCCGGATATCACAGTTCGCCGATCCAGCAGAAAGCATACGATCCACAATTTCGTAGGCTCGCTCTTCAAGTGATTTTTCTCCGACCTTTGAATATTGAATAGCCATACGAGTATTATATCGTTCTCCATCGTGATCAATCACCTGGGTCAATGCTATTTCACCCGCATTTATTCGAATGGCTTCTTCTGACCATCTAAGTAACATAAACATAGTTAGCTTTAATAGCTGCTCTCCTCCTTCATCTACAATGCTCTTTAAGAACTTACAAACAACTTGATCTTCTTCTTTTGTCAGTTTCATATTTTTATTATTGAAGTGTGTTAATAAAACTACGCCCAGCGTCAGTTGGACGATAAACAACATCATCGAATGGCCCGGCCGATTTCGTCAATAAACCGTTTTCTACCATTTCGTCTAATTCGGTAGATGGTTTGCTATAACCGCCCCATCCTTTTTTACAAATATTCACTAAATAAATAAGCTGCATCTTACTTAACTTTATATCCATTTGATTCATTATTTTTTGAGGGTTACAGCATTTCAAATTCTGTCTTCAGCTTACATAGATTTTCTTTTATTGCCACTTTTATAGCGTCTACAAGAAACTCACTTAAAACCATAGGTATAGGAAGTTGTCTTCTATACTTATCTTCATCAAATTCATCGTATTCGATAATTAACTTAGGGTTTGTACTTTCATACTCTGGAGTCAATTTCTCTTCTCCGTTGGATTCACGTATATCGTTTATATACTCATTTTTATCATACTCAAAACAGAGTAAAGCCTTCTCGTGCTCTTCAATCAACTCATTCAGCCGATTAGCTTCTTTTAGTCTTTCTTTTTCCATGCTTCAATTATTTTTAGAGTTGAATCATTTCAAATAAGTTAGTAATTCAAGAATGCATCCCGGAACTTCAGATAATTGTATTTCCGGGATATACTGAAATTCGAAAGCATTATTTGTATGAATTTCTATTTCATATAATCGAGCTCCGGACGGTGAACCGTTGCCAAAATCAAGTCCTGATTTGTACTCGATGCATACACAGTGTTTTTCATCTTTAGTGAAAAAGTACGTTTGATCACCAGGTTTCCGAGTTAAACAGTGTACCTTAATCATCGCCTGCCGTTCTTTAATTTCAGATTGAAATTTTGCATAGCCACTTCTATAAGCATTCATAACCAGTCGCCTGACTTCCATTCTATCTATAAATTCTGATTGTGGATCGCAAACTTTTTTACCGTATTCCAGTGCTGCTACTGTTATAGATTTTTTCTTTGCCATACTTCATATTTTTTTACTTGTTATTAAACATTGTCCCTTTCAGCTCCCAGATATGTAATACTCCTAGCTCAAATAACTCATACCTTCTTTTGGTAAATACGAGGCTCAAATCCTCTGTTACCCCTACCTGGTATACTTCACAAGGGTAACTACCTGGATCGGGTAGATTCTTAACAATCTCATTAAATTCTGATTGCTTCATGACTTTTTAAAGTTCAGAATTAATATTTCTCTCCACTGAATACCTATATAAGCCGGTTTTTCATCCGGGCAATACCAGGCTAAAAACCATTTGTCACCTCTTTGGGCTTTCCACATCTTACCTTCGTATGTGCCCGACGGGAAAGTAGAGGAGTATTCCATCAACCCCTTAAATGTTTGCTCACTCATCAGAGCGTGCGTTTCGTCTAATTCAATATATCGTCTATGCGGCTGTTTCCAATGTGCCCCCATCGGGTCAGTGATTGGGGGAATTATCTGTTCTCCGTTCATACTCGTTATTTTTTAAATGTTAATCCCATAGATATTTTTATCTTCTTCCGAGGCATTGAACCAATTCCGCCCAGTAACAATGCCATCTACACCCATACCCTTTAAGTCTTCCGTTCTATCCTTGATAGTACCAGAGAGAACTTTAATTGTCGGATATGTGCCTGTATAGATAGTAGGAACCATTCTTATTGCATTAACCTCAAAAATGGGAGGCAATCCTTCACCCAGAAGGTTATCCGGAACAACGGCCATTATTATCATTTTCCCACCGGGAGCCTTCTGGCAAATCATATTGAAATATTCGTTTTTCATACTTCACATTTTTTTATAATTACGCTTTTATTTTATACAACCACAAGGAACCGTCCCCAAAACCTCTATATTGTTCACTGGTTAAAGGAGACTCGCCAACATCAGCCATTTTTGCTAAATCTTTGATAAGCCTATCTAAGCCATCAGTATCTTCAATTCCGTATTTCTCATACAAAATCTCATCTACTTTATCCGAGTCATTAAATTGATCGTCGTTGTCGGGATCAAGCCCACATAACTTCATTGCTACTTCGTAAGTTTCTAACATGTAATGCATATTAAGCTCCTTTCTTTTTATCTATGAGTTTTCTTATTTTTGTTTTTCTTTCTGCGTTTGGTAATAGCTTTGCGGTTATTACCTTCTTTAGTAGATGATCCTTTCCAAGCGTAGCATCCTTCTTCTAAAGCATCATCTTCCTTCGGTATCACATGATATACACCGTTTTCATCGTAATAATTTCCCATAATTATCCTCCTTTCCGTATTGCTTGTTAAAAGCGGAATCCGCCTGTTGAAACTGTTCTGTGAACCTGTTTTTTCTCTCTGAAACTACCTTTCGGTGTGATGTGCATCCGGCGAGTATGGCCAGCAAGCACATGATTGTTACTACCTTCATTTATTTTTAAGTATTGAGGGTTATTCTTTCGGTGAATATCTGGAGGGATGCCATTGGCAGGTAGTATCACCCTCCTTTTGACCAAATACACCGCAACAGGTGTTATTTTTTATACAATCAGAGCACCTCTTACCATCAGGTAATAGCATGTCATATTGTGCAGGGAAATCTTCTGGAGCAGAATCATACATAGCTGCTACTCGTTCGGGATCTTTATTGGGCACAAGAATCTTTGTGATTTTATCATTCAGCCAAAACTTACGGTTTGTTTCAAAATGTATAATATCCGAATCACAGCCAAGTGAATCACACTTTGGGCAGTGAGCATCCAATTCATCGTGAGCATCAACTGGGCAGCGATAGGATAAATAGTACAGGCCACATACCGAACACTTACATACAACAGGTTTACCTACTTCTTTTATAAAAGCCTCTCTTGATGCTATAACAGTAGATACTCTCTTCCCTATTTTGGTGAATAATACTTTTGCTTGCTTGTCTGGAGTGACCCCCCAAATAGTTCTACCGATATATTCGATTTTTGATTGAGTCATACAGTAAGCGGCATGAGTAATTTTTGCCTGTATTGAATCACCATACAATTTTTGAGCTTGTTTTAATGTCATAATATTATTCCTTTCTTATTTATTTTACAGTATAGATTGAACATATTCCAAATATTCTTGAGCTTGTTCAAGGGATTCAAATTGAGATGTCTCTTCGTCATATAAAGGCTCATAGTTGGCTTGTTTCAACAAATTGTCGTAAAACATATTGATGAATATTTTTAATAGGTCAGCTGTATTATTCACTGTTCCCATTGTTACCCCATGACATCCATCTCCCATATTTACATATTCGTTACTAAAAGACATCCCACCTTTTATGCCATATCGAATTTGCACGATGTATATGCGTTTGAAATGTACTTCAAACCAAAGATTATGTTCCGATTTTTCATATTCTTTGATTGACAGGCAGAATATGCCAAAAACAAATTTCAACTCTTCTTTTGTAATTCCTGCCGGATTTTTTGTCAATATTTTTTTGACTTGTTCTTTCGTTATCATGATTAGTTATTTTTTAATTGTATTATTCACTAAATCACTCACGTACGCCCATCTGTCACCCGGAGTTATAATTTCAGAATTATAAAATCCAAAATCTACGATATCGTTATCTTCATCGATCACGATCACCAAAGTTCCATTATTGGGTTTGTCGGTTGTATGCCAAATTTCTTTCATGATTTTTTATATTGAGGGTTAATACTTCTTTCCGTGGGTCACAAGCTATCTTATAAGCTTGATCGCGTAGTATGTTCAAATTAATGTGACTCATTTCTGATTATCTTTGTATGGCAATCGGTTATTACTCCTATAAGTTCAGTGCATAGTTCTTCGCGAACCTCTGCTGGAAGCTGAATACCGATTGCTCTTTTATAGTTCGTTATTAAAAAAAATATGGTTTTTCGTTCCAGTCTCGTCCTATAATTTCATTCGTACAATGCCCACAACAGCAGTCATATACTTTTTTACCATTCAGACTAATGCCCGACGGTGAATGATAGAATTCCCGATTGCACTTATCACAAACAAATGTTCCATAATCAGCACCAAAAGAAGTTTGTAAAAACCAGGGCGAATACCTATGCTTAGTTTTCAATTCATCTGCCCGCTCTTTCTTTTTCTGAAGACGATATTGATATTCAGAGCGGATTGTTTGGGAATACACTTCTGCTATGATACGTCGATTGCCATATCTCGCTCTAACCATAAAGCTTATTTTTATAGTTCTCTCTTGCAATAGAGAATATACTCTTGACAAATTTTCGTATTTTTCGATTTTTTCCCAAGAACGTGCACGTTTCAATTTTTTATTATATTCAATTTCATGATCTTTGAAATGTTGATGTAACTCTTTGAGTTTGTTCAACTTCTCTTCAAGGATTTTTGATGAATCTTCTGTTATCATACTGTTAGCTTGGATTTTTTAATTCATTACTTGTTGATCAATAGCTTATAGTCACATCACCTCTTGATCTTTCTTGATTGATTCGCCGTAAAAATTTCTTACGTCTTTCTTCTGGATCCGCTCCACGAGGAATGATAATAGTTGTCCTCTGATCAATGACGAGTGGTAACCCATCTTTATTCGGATCAGGAGGGATACAGTCCTGTTCATTCGCATTCAAATCAGCTTTAGGTTTACTCGTCGAAGCTGGCTTAATATTCTTCCTTAAACAGTTCTCACCGGCTACTTGATAAACAAGTTCTCGTGTAATACCAATTTGGCGAGCAATAAACTCTGCCGTCATCATTCCATAAAAGCGAATGATGTAATTTTTTTGTTCTTCAGTTACATTTGCCATAGTGTGTATATTTTAAAATGGTTTTTCTTCACTAGGATCCGCCGGTGGAAATGGCAATTGAGCTTCTTGGTTACTCGTTGTCGATACGGCTTGTTCTGCTTTCTCCATCATAGCCTCCTGCTCTTCCTGTTCTTCTGCATCAAGGAAATCTTTATAGAAGAATCTGTATGGATATCCTGTAATACTTACTGCATCATAACCGGCTGTATTCTCTGGATCCAGACTCTCTTTGTATAAAGTATATCGACCTTTAGGCTGTGGACGCAAGTTCAAATCAAATTTCAGATAATCCATTATAGCCGGCTTAGATATCTTCGTATTGCTAAACTCGTATATGCCTCGAACAATATCTTTAGGGCTGTAGTCTAAATAAGCCTGCCCTGTCATCCGAAACATCTCATTCAAAAAGTCCTTTACCTGCTTCGGCAAGAAGTTCTGCGTTCGTTCCTGAATAACTCTCAAGGCTTCCGTCTCATAGACAGTCGGACTAAAACTAAATCGTCCCTGTCCAGTCGGATAGTAGAGAGTTCTATTTTTCAGAAAATGGAGAAAATAAGGAATCTCTTGTTCCATCTTCTGAAGAATACCTGGATCATCAAATGTTAGAGTCGGAACCTTGAGTACACAGAAACGATTCTCTCCCTCGTCGATCTGCATAAAGTTGGTTTCATCATTTGAGCACATTATCAGATGCATGAAATTATATATTTCAGAAGCGTTACTACCTTTACCCTCAAGCCATACGGTCCGGCCTGTGGAGTAATTTTTGATACGCTCCTTCATTAGTTTCTGTTCAATTGGGATGAAGCCTTCATCCAAAGCCACGACTAGTTTATGAACAAAGTGGCTTGTAAATTTCCCGGTAAAACGCTCATTATCCAGTATTGACATGTTCTCTTGGAAAATAAGCTGAAGAAAATTAAGGAACGTTGATTTACCGGTATTACGTTCCCGGCTAACCGGACAAAGGATGGGTAATCTTTGTGTCGGATTGAAATATGATAACTGTATATAGTCAAGGCCAAATTCATACATAGTTTCACCAGATGTATTTTTACTTTGAAATATATGGCGAAGAAACTTTTCAATGTTTGGCCACTCTCCTGGTTCCATTTCATGGTTCAGTTCCGTGTACATGTTATAGCACCGGGTCAAAATGCCCTCATGTTCAATTTCTACAATACGTTTGTAATTTTTCGTGTTATCCGGAAGATTACAAAACTGGTCATATTTCGGTATATATTGAATAAATGTTTTGCTATTTGAATAGTCTCGATTTATTTCTCCAACTTGCCAGGGTTCAAGGATTAACTGTGGCTTTTGATGGGTCGGGTCTTTATGGGGATTGATCTTCCATACTTTTTTGTAAAACGAAATGCCAACCCTTAAATACTGCCGGGCATCATCATACCAAGCATTAACGACCTTGCTCCCATCCCAATAATATCGACTACCTTTATAGATAAACGGTTTATCTTGAATAACCTCTTTGTTCGCTTCATAAAACTCGCTCACATTATCCAAAAGGAAATATTTCATGAGCTTAGAAGTACTGCTTGCCGTAATTCGCTGAACAGAAAAATATATCTTCTCTCCAGTAGACAGTTTCTCCAGTTCTCGGTTTACCCGTTCTTTATCTACGCCAGGAAGAGCTAATAAATCGTCTAGACCTTTTGCCGTCCCCAGATATTTCGTCTGGACATGAGCAAAATATAAATCGACATCGAATGGTCTTACAAGCTCTGAAAAACGAGTAACCGCACTATAAAAATTCTGTAGACGGGTAGCAAGATCCTTTTTATCTTTATATTCAACTCTAAGACAGTCAGCATCAAGAAGAAGGATCACATTTTGAACTTTACAGGTTCTGATAACCTGGCTTATATTAGCCTCCAGTTCATTCGTTTCTTTGTTACAGTAATTCTGCATACCCCCGATCCCCATGATATCCATTCCATTTACGGATCCGGCGATCGACTTAAACTCTCCTTCAACAATTATCAGCGTCTGAATACTTTCCTGCTTCCTATACTTTTCGACAATTGCCGGAGGACAATAGGCCCGGACACCGGTCTTGGGAGGCTGATTATATCTTTGCTTTTTTATTCGACCTTCGGTGTCCTTATATTCTCGCGGTATTCTATATCGGATCCGGGTATATGGGATATCCTCTTTTTTCCCTTCTGCATAGAACTCTTGTGTGCCATCGGGACGAACATAAGGTATCTCCAGCCAATCTTTATCCTCTTTATAGCAGAATATAGGTATCGTTTGTGGTCGACCATCCGCATTAAAGACTTGCCGACGGTTATTCTCTTCCGTTAAACCGACCTCTTTCAGTCTCTGCAGATAATAGGCTATTATAGGTGATTGTTTTATTTCAGTACTCATTCTTCTTTGTTATCATCAAACAATTTCAACTGTCTAGCTTCAAAGGCCTTCTCCAATGAAATCTCCAATACACTTGCGATTTTTATGTACTCCTTTGTCGATAAAGGTGTTTCTCCCCGATAAACTCTCCAAAAACGTACCTGCGTCATACCTACATCGTTTAGAAAACGCCGATCCGGATGAAATAATTCCGGTCTGATAAAACGCATACTTAACATTTCTTTAAGAAGATTCTTTTTAGCCGTATCTTGGTGAGTTAATCGTTTCCGGTGAATGTAGAGATTCACTGCATTCTCCGTCTTCCCTAGGTGATCCGCTATCTGCTTCGGAGTTAGCAGCTCCCATTTTTCGTTCAGAAATTTTATGTCTGCAGGACTCCAGGTATCCTTTGGCATGGCATCTTACTTTTTTATAATCGTTTGTAAAATCGTAGTTGTTATTATCTTCAGTGATGAAAGAACATACTATTTTGATAAACAGATCAATATTCTCTACTTTCACCTTTGCATCTATATCGAAAGACTCCCCAGGTTTCATTCGAAGTAGAAGAGCATACACTTCATCTCTATAGGTCCGGAACTGTTCTATTCCCATTTTATGCTGATAGGTTTCAACCCATCCCCAATCCGTCATTCTGTATTGCTCATATCCGGCCATCTTCCTTAAGTTTTGCTTCTAATTTTTGAATTTTCTCATTTATCAGCTTCCTCGGAAAAAACCTCTTAAACCGTATTTCAATAAAATCTTTATTGATTCTTTCTACCCGGATACCAGGTCCAGTGAATAAATCTTCAATAAATGAACTATACCCAACCAGGCTGCTTCCTGAGCATTTAATTATTTCTCTAGCCATTACTTACGTCCTCCAATATTTTTAAAATGATCTTCTTTCGTTCTATGGAATAAAGATTCATATCGATATTACATGCCAAACTATCAGACAGACTACTAATCAAGACTTTAACATCAAAATCGTCTAAATCCTGTATTATCGTTTTTCCTGTATTATCTTTTTCTGCATACATAACTCGATAGTATTAGTTCTTATATCTTCCTCTCACATACTCTATTCTTGCTCTGCGATTACACCTAGATCGAAATCGACAAAATTCGTCCATACTACATATTTCTCCAGATATATATATCAAAAGGAGAAAGGATGCGACTATACTGCGAGCCATCGGTGAAAGGTCAAATGATATATTAAAATGGGTGCAGAACCACCACGCTGAAAGCTCATTAATTTTCCCGCATCCAATTTTGCAATAAATCCGTCTCAATATATTATCCACAGTTTTAGGACTAATATGTAAATCGAATGCAACCTCTTTCCCGGAAGCTCCCCAAGCTATCCGTTCTGCTATCTGAGTTTCTCGAAGAGTCAAATCAACCTCACGTTTCATAAAGTACTCTCTTCTATATCCCAAATCTCACAGGGATCAGTGATACCATACTGTTCAAAAACTTTCTCGACATCATCTTTAATATGCGCTGCTATATTAGGAATGCATTTCCTTTTCTGATAATAATGTTGTTTAGTTGTACATCCTAATGCCTTCATTAAAGCTTCTTGCAATGGCATATAGTCTTCTTTTGCCACCTTCTGAGTACCCTTCAGGAATGAATAATTTAATTTCTTTGCTGCCATATTCTTCAATTTGTAGGGTTTTTTCCCTATTGTTTTAGTAATACGAAATGTTTACCTTTGGAACGATATTTGTTTAATACAGGTGCAAAGGTTGGTAATATTTTACGCATATCAAAATATTTTGCGTAATATTTTGCGCCTAAATACCATTTTTATGGATGATAGCATAAAAGACAGACTACTGACATTCATTGACCATATAGGTTCAAACCCTCGTCAATTTTCCAAATCACTCGGAAGATCAGACAGTTACGTCAGAACTATAGGCAAAAGTATGGGATCAGATGTAATTGGTAATATTTTACTACTCCATCCTAATCTAAATGTGAACTGGCTGATTACCGGAAATGGTGATATGTTGTTAGAAAAAAGCATTGATAATCCCGATTTATTAAAAATTCAAGAAGAAAATCGAACCCTTAAGAAAGAAAATGAAGATTTGAAAAAGCAGGTTTGGTATCTACAAGGTCAGGTAGACCTTTTGCTTAATAAATCGGTAAAATCAGAGGGTGCATAATGACTGTTATAAAAGGAGGGAAGTGGAATAAGTAACAGTCAGAGATTTCTATTACCTGTATTTAAACAAAAAACTAAGAAATAAAATAGTCACAATATCTATAAAATTTTACCAATTGCAGGTAAAATGTAGGTAACAAAGATATTTAACATATTGAAGATTAAGACAGAACGTTAGTCTTGCCTCCGCAACTCAGTAAACCTTCGGTTCTTCAGGATCGGAGGTTTTTCTTTTTCAGCTCCTCCCCCAATTTATTAGTCCCATTAAAAAAACCTCTGTTTATTTTCCTATGGAGCTTCCGTGAACAAACATTCGATCCGGAACCGGGGGAAACGGTCAAATTGACTGCTATAAGACTGTTATTGAAGGAAATAGCAACAGGCTCTACATCCGACATTTCATCTCAAATAAAAACGGTGCAGTCAATAGCACAATATAAACCATTCATTACAAGCGCCTTACAGAGGTTTTCCGTCACTTGTGGTTCAATCCTACATCTTAAAATAAATATATTAATATATATATA